TCAGGTGTATTACCTACTCCTTGCCATACATAAATAGCAACCATATCAGATTCTTCATCTTTAATAGCAAATAGTCTACCAGGTTTAGCTATAATAGTTAAAGTATCTACAGCTTCTTCCATTGATGTATAAGGACCGTAAGCTTTATCTATAGATGACGCGGGATTAACTACTTCAATTGGAGTGGTTAATCCATAAAAATTTGTAAATTCTTCCATTATGATAATGTTACGTTTAATGTATAGTTAGTACTAAAAGGAATTGTATTTTCCATTATATATACTTTATATGTTCTAGCTGTACCACTAGCATCAGGTACTGTACTGATTCCCGATAAGGTAAATACTAAGTCTTCATTAGTACCTGTATTTTTAACTGCTACTAAATTTTTAGTACTAGGTATAGCAATAACAAAAACTTTATTAGTAGTACCTGTAGTAAAACTAAAAGAGTTACCAGTATTAATAACTGATGTACTTAATAAAGCACTACGTATTTCAGCACCTGTTGTAGGTAGACTAGACATACTTCCTGCGAATCTTCTATAACCTCCTGTTACAGTAGTAGTAGGATTAAACGTACCTCCTGCATAAGGAGCATCATAGTTAGCACCATTACTATCTGTAGGTTGAGGTCCAGCACCTAAAGTAACACTAGCGTCAAATCTTTTAGAAGCTGTTACTACATAGTTACTAATTGTCTTAGTAGTACCTGTAGTACCGTCTATAACAGTAGAGGTAGGAGCACCTGCTCTGTCATTTTGTTTTGTAGTAGAACTCCATAGTCCATCTACAAGTTTACCATTAATTGCTCCTCTATTAATATTTAAAGTAAGAGTTAAATTAATAGTTTCTCCTATCTCTCTTGTACCTGCATTATTACTTAATGTAACTGTAGGTGCAACAAAAGTAGGATATTGAGTTTGAGTAAATATGAATCTCATAGCTTCAGCTATATTCATACCCTCAGGAAAAGTAGAACCATAAGGTAAAAGATTACCTCCTCTAGTAACTACAAACTCTTCAGTTGTAGCATCTTCTGATGAAGCAGATAAAGGAACAAACATATTACCTTCTGCTTTATACATAGTAGTATCTTCATCAAATGCTTTAAGATATATAGTATTATCTTTAATAGTACCTAAGTTATGAACTACACCATCTTTACTATAATAGACAGTATTACTTGTAGTATCTAATATGTATTGGTTATCGGGATACCTTCCTATGGGAGCACCTGCCACAGCAACATCTAAAAAGACAACTTTAGTACTATATAAATCTTTTAGTAAAGAATCTACTTTAGTATTAAATATTGACTGTCTTTCATTTGCTCTAGTTCCTACAAATTTATATGCAGAGCTTAATCTAAGTTCTTCATCAGATAATGCTCCATCATTAAAATTAGTATAAACTAGTAATGCTTTAAGAAAGAATTTAAGTTGGTGGTCAAAATCTTTAGTACCTGATACACCATCATTGAAAATCACATCTATTCTTTGAATCAAACTTTCAAAGGTATCTAGCTGTGTATAACTATTATCATGGAATCCTCCATCAATTTGGTCATGCATAGTGATAGGTTTATAAACAAAAAAAGGTAGGTAGTCTATAAGCTACCTACCTTTAATTGGAATGTTAAGTTTAATTATTTATTATACAGTTTCTGCTTCAGGAGCACCTCCTAATCTTTCAAAAATTGTACTAACAGTATTTAATGCAGAAGAACCTTCTGGTGCATAAATAGTTAAGTTAGATACCATTGAATTTTGTCTATTAGTAGGAGATGAATGAACTCGTTGAACATCTACATTTAATGCAGTATAAGATTCACCTGCTTCTGCATTACCTACTCTATTGAAGTAATCATCAAGTTCGTAACCTGAATCTCCAAACATAGGGCTAGATGCTTGTTCATCTTTTACTACATCAACACCTGCACCAATAGGAGCAGTTTGCTCTGTAGTAACTGTTTTAGTAGCACCTTCAAAGATACCATCAACAGCGATATCGAAATCAATCGCAGGTGATAAAGCAGTGAAACGGATACCTACAGCACCATTGCTAGTTACTTTAGTAGCAGTAGCAATATTGTTATTTTGAGGATTAAATCCTGCGTTAACTACATCAGTAGAGAATTTAGCAACTACTCGGTCAACGAAAGCATCTAAAGTTTCTCCTTCACGTCTTGTTAAAGAAACTGATAAACGTTGTAAGTTATTAGATACATCATAAGTTTTATGATATAATCTAATCATTGCTTCTCCTACAGTATCAGTAAATCCTGATAAAACTACTACTTTAGCAACACCTTCAACAGGTAAAGTAGTTTCACTTCTTAAGATTCCATTAGCAGGAAATCTAGCAGAAAGTCTAACATTTTGAGAACCTCTTGTATCACGTTGAGATGTAGGATAACCTACAGCAACAGAAACAGTAGAATCTGGTTTAAGAGCAGAATCTAAGATTCCCTCAACAACAGCACCGTCTAAGAAAACGGCTACAGCACCTACTTGTAATAAATGAGCTTCTTCAGCAGATGTAATTGTTCCTCCACCACGTTTAGCAGCATAAGCAACATCTTTAAGTACAAATGTTTTTTCCATTGTTATTAAAATTTTTATTATTCAATTAACGTATATTCGTTTAAGGTTTTCTCGTATGAATCCATCGAAAGTAAACCTTTGATATTACGGTCAGCTATATGTAAAACTTCTCTTAAAGTATCATCATCTAATTCAGAGTTAGAATCAAGTATAGCACTAACCTTAGTTGGTTGTTTTATATAAGTTAATTCTACAGAAGTAGGGTAATACTTACTTAGATTGTTCTTATATAAAATTACTCTATTTTTATCTCTATTACAAATAATAGATTGATTATTATTAGAGGATAAGCTATTATTTAAAGCTTGACGTAGGTAATCTCTTTCAATTAAATTGCCTTCTGCATATAGAGTAGATTTTGTAGGTATATATTGATAAGTAGTTTGAGTAGATTTTATTTCACTACTATTAACTCCATTGCGAGTTATAACGTAACTAAAATCTAAATCAGCTCTGAAATCGAAAGTTTCTTTTTCAGTGTTGTATTTATATTCTAAACTCTTAAACAATCCTGTACTCTCTGCATATCTAATAGCTTTTATATTTTTATTGATAACAGTGTCAATAGTATTATTAAGAAGAAAATCGGTAGGTAGAGAATAAGTATCTTGTCTATTAAGTAATTCTGAAGGGAGAGAACTACTATCGAAAATAACATATCTTCTACTACCATAAATTAAAGTAAGTTTAATAGATTCAGTTTCAAAAGGAGTGGTGAACTTTTTAATTGATGTAGTAAACTTACTAAAAATTTCTTGTGCAGGTTCTTTAACAGAACAAAAAAGACAAATACTACTATTAACATAACCTTTATAATCGAGAGGTAAATCATAATATAATTTGTCCCGACCATAAACAACGTCAATTTCTTTAGTAACTACTAAAGGATTTAGTTCTTCGATTCGTTTAACAGAGCCATCGAATCCTATACCTTTGAAATTACTATTAGGGTTTATTCTCGTGTTAATGTAACTTGCTATAGCACTGTTAATAAAAAAGTCCTTTTCATAAGGTGTAATATTTTTATTGTAGTGGCTATTTATCTTTTGTAGTAATAAATCTAATTCTAAGTGTAATTGAGTTGTTGTCATATTTGTAGTATTTGTCGTTGAAAAAATATAAGGATTATAAAATAGTATAAACTAATACTACTACTAAATATTACGCAGTAATATCTTCTTGAGTAACACCAGAGTCAATTCCTAATTCACCTTCTAATGTGCGTAAGATTTCTCTTGCTTCTTTTTCAGGAGATTTAAGATATGATACAGCTTGGTCTAACCCTTTCCCGATAAGAATATCATTATAGTAGATATTACCTGTATTAGGCTGTTCACGTAAATTTTGATACATAATAGCAGTAGAAACAAGATATTTAAGAGTTAAATCTCTATCTTCTACATAAGCTAAGAATTTATCAACATTAGCAGGAGTAGAATAGTGCTGATGTAAAGCAATGATACGTTCTTCAGGAGTATCTAAGTCAACCATATCAACTTTTAATAATGTTAATAATGATTTTACTTTAATGTCATCTTCTGCAACTGTATTAAATACTTTACTAGCTTTACCAACTTTTTCAATGAATGATAGTTTTTGTTTAATAGTTGAATCTGAATCACTAATATAGAATAAGATAGAAGTAGATTTATATACATCTTCAAATCTATTAGCAACAGAACTTCTTAATAAAGCGAAAGACAATAATAAGAAATCAGGGATATGCTCTTCAAAAATAATAGCGTGTTCTTTAACGATAGCTTCTTTTAAAAATTCAATACGAGCTTCAATAGTTTCTTTAGCTTCTAATTGTTTTTTAGCACCAGCAGAAAGAACTCCTCTAATTTCTACTACCTTTCCTTTATCTTTTCCTATAGCCTCTTCATCAGCAGGAATTAATACACCGATTTCATTCCAATAGTGGTTTACTTTATTGTAGAAGTCAGGTTCATTTGGATTGACGTTTACAATGCTAGGCATAATTATACGTTCTAATACACCTGTAATTCCTTTTAAAGGTCCACGACCACCTTTAGCTAAAGATGCAGATAGTTTGTAAGTTCTTGATAAAGGACTTTCTCCAGGAATACCTTTAGGTAAATTAGGTCTACGTCTAATAGAACATTTAATAACGAACTCTCTATCAATAGCGACAGGTTTAGATTGATTCTGTGTTGTAGTTTGATTTTCCATTTCTTTTACTTTTATATATTAAGTTTATAAGATTGTTTTTAAAGAAAAACCTACTACACGTTTTAGATGCAGTAGGTTTCAGATATTATATTAAAATTAACGACAGGAGTCAATTTTTATTCAGCATCACAATATAAAGAGAAACATTTAGTGTTTCTATACATAGCAATACCTAAAGTTTTTAAGTAGTGAACAGATGTCTTATCTTGTGAAGTTGATAAGTTAATATCCATTGCATTACCTTTGTAGTCACCGTAAGATGCACCTTTAATTAAAGACATACCTTGTTCGATACCACGAATTAATGAACGACCTCTTTGAGTAACAATTTGTACATTGCGTTTTCCATCATAACGAGAGAAGTCAACAAAGTGCATTTCGTAAGATGTTAAAGGTAATCCAGAAACAGGGTGAGGATTAGAAGCTTGAGCTCTTGCACCTGTATCGAAAACAGGAACTTTAACGAAAGTGATAGTATGACCATCAATATGACGGTAACGAGTAAATCTACTTCCATATACTAAATCCATTGGTCCACCTTGGATAGTGTTATTTAAAGCACCATCTAATAAACGATATTTAGATGCATCTTCTTTCATAGCGTTAGAAATTTCTTCCATACCACCTGTACCTGTAAAGATGATTAAGTTAGAATTTTCAGCATCAGTATGACCGAAAGTACAATCACGAATTAAAGCATCTAATTTACGTAAAGTTAAACGAGCATAAGTATCTCTATTTGGAATCTGCTCACGTAAACCAGCACCCATAGGAATAGGAAGTCCTGTGTCTTCACAAGTATTCATGATAACACCATTGACATCTCTATTGTAAGTAGAATCCCATAAGTACTCCTCACAAGCCTCCTTCATTAAGATTTCATTTTGGTACTCTTGCTCATTGATAATTAAACCAACACCTTTACCTGAAGCAGGAACGTAGTTTAAAGTACGAGTTGTATTGTTATACGCTTGTCCACCTACTTCGAAAGATTTACGTAAAATACCAATTTGGTTTTTAAGTTTACCTCCTGTTTGGAAATTAGATTCATTTCCTAATGAGTATGCTTCTGAAACGTTAGCAATATTCCACATTGCCCATTTAGCACCTTTTTTAACATCATCATATCCAATAGAAGCATCGTTAGAGTTACGGAATAATTGTAATACATATTTATATCCGTTAGAAACTTTAACACCTTTTTGTTGAATACGAGCTTTAGCACCAGAAGGAGATACGATTGTATGTTGGTTATTAAATAAACGAGTTTTGAAAACTAAAGTAATATAACCATCACCTAAACCGATACGAGAACCTGCTGAATAATCAGAAGAAACAACTTCATCGACACGTCTTAATTTTTCAAAGACAGGATAGTCGAACTCTACATTGTTAATTTCTTTATAATCAACACCACCTCTTTGACCTTCTGTTAAATATAATAAAGGGAAGTTGTTTGATTCTTTACCCATTAAATGAGTAACAACTTCATTAATAGTATCAGGGTTCTCTAAACGTGCTTTTGCTAAAGATACACCTGTAAGAGTTTTATCGTGAAACTCATGACCCCCTCTAACAATTCTGTTAGGGTCTTGTAAAGTGAAATTTTCCATTGTTATTTTAAATTAATTATTATTGATTAGACGTTCTAATGTTATCTAATGAAATACCTTTATAGCTTACATCTGAAGAACTAGAAGTTCCATTAGATGTAATAATAGGTTTAAAACTTCTTAAAGCATCACGTCTTCGAGCAGTAACAGCTGAATCGGTACGAGTATTAATAAATTCTTTAATACTTTTACCTTTGTAACGAATGTAAGATAGCATCAATCTTTCTTCTTGAGTAATACTATCTTCATCAATCATATCCTGACTTAAACCATTTTTAACAGGAGCAGATAAATATCTAAAGAAACCTTCTTTGTCTTTTTCAGGTATTGTAAGAGTATCACTAATAGTTCCTTTATTAACTAAAGTTTTCATCTCATTCCAATATTCAGTAACACGTCTAGCTTCCTCCTCTTGTTGTTGCTTTAGCTTAATCTGATTTTCTTTATCAATAGCTTGTTTGTTAGTAGCAAGTTCTTTAAGAGCTTCAGTTGTAGCTTCATTTAAAGCATTGGCATCAGTCTGTACGAATTTAAGATAACTATCTGAAATAGGCAAGTTTTTCAGCTTATAAAGGTCTTTGATAATAGATAATTTATCAGAGTCACCTAGCTTTTCTACTTCTATCTTAGAATAGTCAATACCTGAACCTTTGAACGTATCAGGAGTACCTCCTAAACGTAAATGTGTATAGAACTCATTAATAGCAGGATTACTTTGTAAGAAATTTTCAATACCAGCAATACGTGCATCATGTACAATAGATTTAACTAAAGTAGCTTTACGTTCAGCTTCGTCAGGGATTTGATTAATTTCGTTAATATTAGAAATCTCAAAACCAAACTCATCACGAATAACACTATTAGCTTCATCAACAAATGAACTATATTGTACACCTTCTACAATACTACCATCTGCATATACTAATTTACCTTCTTG